CATCGCTTGTCACCACCACCGACTCGATCGTGTTCAGCACACGGGCATGGAGGCAAAAGGGCGTTGACTCCGTTGCTGCACTCGCGAACACGAAGGCAACCGCCACGGGTACGACGAATTACCTCTCCAAGTTCACCGGGACATCCTCTTTGGGCAACTCCATCGTATACGCCACCACATCGGAGGTCGGCATCTCTACTCCCTCTCCTACCCACCCTCTGGACGTAAACGGACGGGTTAGGGTGCGGACGATAGATAGCACCGCTACGGGCATGAACATGCTCTACGCTGACGTGGATGGGGTGATCAAGAAGACCGCAGTTCCCGCAGGGGGAACGGTGACATCCGTTGCCACAGGATTCGGCCTATCGGGTGGAACGATTACGACCACAGGGACGCTTGTAGCGGATACGAACTCAATGGCAACCCGCGCGAGAGTTCAGAAGGCGGTGGATTCACTAAACGTGAACATCGCAACAAAGGGGAGCGGAACGGTCACATCGGTTGCAGCAGGAACGGGCATGTCGTTCACAACCATCACCAGCACAGGGTCGGTCGCAGCGGACACGACAGTTTTATCAACAAGGGCATGGAGGCAGAAGGGTATTGATTCTGTAAACGCAAATGTCGCACTAAAGGTCAACATCTCCGACACGTCCACGATGCTCTCGCCCTATCTGCGAAAGGCAGACACCACATCCATGCTCTCGCCTTATGTACGAACGGCTGGATTCGGATTGACCAAAGGCACACAAACGCTTTCCGTGGACTCCGTGACAATGGCAACGAGGGCGAGGGTGCAGAAAGGCATTGATTCGGTGGCTGGATTGAGCAGGGTGACGGGGAGTGGAACTACGAACTACCTACCTAAATGGACAGGCAGCACGGCACTCGGTAACAGCCTTGTCTTCGACAATGGAACGAATGTGCTTGTCAATACAACAACAGCGGTGAGTGGATACACTTTCCAGGTGGCGGGAAATTTGTACAACACCACAGGGGCGGTGCTTGCTGCAACGAGTGGGAATGTTGGGATAGGTACGACCTCAGCAAGTTTCAATTTGGATATATTTGCATCACTACCACAAATGCGCCTTCATTCAACATCAGGCACGGATGGATGTTTTTATCGTGCTCAAAATTCTGGCGGCACACTTTTTGTAGGATTAGATAATTCAACCGGATCTTCTCTTTCAACAAGTGCGCCTTATTCTGCCAACATATACCATTCAGGTGCATATCCTATCATATTTCATACAAACTCAATACAGCGCATGCGCATCACTTCCGCTGGTGATGTGGGTATCGGCACTAGTTCGCCCTCCGAACGCCTCCATGTCAACGGTCGCGCCCGCATCGCCACCATCGACTCCTCCGCATCCCCCATCAACATGTTGTGGGCCGATGTACATGGGGTGGTGAGGAAAGCACCCGTTGCGAGCGGTGGTATCACAGGTACAGGAATTAGCGGCTATATTCCTAAATGGACGGCAAGTGGAACACAGGACACATCGCAAATAATACAGGTAAACGGAAATATCGGTATAGGAACTGCTACACCTGGCTCGAATAAATTGAGCGTAAATGGCGCGACCTTGTTGAATGGAAACGTACTTCTGAATGCTACAAGCGGTTTCGGATTCTATGCTCAACAACCATTGAACGAACTTGGTTTCATCATGGTATCAAGGAGAGACCCGCTTGGGGCTGACACCATACTTGCAGGACTCGGATTTGGGACGAATACATATCAATCACCCGCCCGGATACAAGCCATGTCATCGCAATCATGGACGGGTGGAGATAGGGGAACATATCTTTCATTCAGAACTACGCCAAACGACTCTACATTGAACAGGGAGGGCATGAGGCTTGAACATAACGGAAGGGTAGTTATGCAATTTGATGCACAAATTAAATCCATCGACTCCACCTCCACCGCGATCAACATGCTCTATGCAGATGCGAACGGCGTGATAAAGAAGACCGCCGTACCTGCATCCTCCGTAACCATGTCCACCGACAACATGACCGCTGCAAGCGGATGGACGATAGCATACGACAAGACCCAAGCCTATCCCGTCAACGATGTCAACAAGACGGTGGACGGTTCCATAGCGACCGTGACCATTAACACCGCTGCGTACCGCACCACCGCCACCTTCAACACCGACCAATGGGTGCATGTGGCTACCGTGCCGTCCGGTTTCAGACCAAACTCGGATGTGTATTTCTCATTGCCAAATACGGTGGCTGGCGCATCGTTCCGTAGCACGTCATCGGTGGGGTTCACATCCTACAACTTTTATCAGGAGGAGACCGCCATCCGGGTGCTGCCCAGCGGAAACGTGGAGGTCTTTGTCGGTCTGGTATCGAACTCCGCTGACCTGTCCGGGGCTAACTACGTCATCATGCCGATAGCGGTAACTTACAACATTGAAACTTATCCTAACTAACTATGGAAATGTGGGTTTTGACCATCATAGTCCAATCGGTAGGCTTCGGTGTCGGGCTGTTCAAGCTGTGGTCGGACCTCCAAGTGAAGATGCGGGAGCTTGACATCCGGCTCAAGGCCGTAGAGAAGCAGGACGACGAAATCTACGCAAAGTTGGACAAGATCATGGACAAGCTGACTGTCATCGAGATAGGTCTGAACAACAAGGTCGACAGATGATAATCCGTAAAGGCACACACTCTCCGCTCCGCTTTCCCTGCATGACGGGGTCGACGGAGCTGGTGCATAAAGTCACGTTCACCGAATCATGCAGGTACGACATCGGGCCGGAACAGGCGGACGTTAACAAGCTCTTCGGAATCGGATACCTACCGCACCACCACCGCAACTCCGTCCGGTTCGGCTGGCGCTACGTTCACGCCGGTGGCATGGTCGAGATCCTGGCGTATTGGTACCGTAACGGCGAACGGTACATGAATCCGATGGCGCTTGTGTCGATCGGGACGCCTCACGTCTACGTGATGCGCCGACATGAAAACATGCACCAGCTCTACCTCGACAAGACGCTGATGGAAATACCTGTACTATCGCATAGATACGGCTTCCTGCTTGGTCCGTACTTCGGAGGCAACATGACAGCGCCGCACGATATAGAGATCAAATTTGCGCCCCTATGAGGCCTCTGCTGGCATTCCTGGCGCTGCTGCTTATATCCTCCTGCGACCCGGTCAAGCGTGTCATGGGCGACCCGAAAAAGAAGGCAAGGGCGCGGTCGCAATTTCTGGACGAAGGGATATGCCGGCCGGACACCTTTCTGCTGGTAATTACCGACACGCTGGAGACCACCGACACCGTCGAGCATCTCTACCTATCCACCGACACCATCCACTCGAAGGACACCGTCTACATCGTCCGGACAAGGTGGCGGGACATCCTGAAGACAATCACCATCCGGGACACCATCGTGCGACAGATCGAGGACACCCGCCGGCTCGATGACATGCGGATGCGGTTCGAGAGCCTCGAGGCCACCTTGGACGCCTGCGTGGAGGACAAGCGCCGGAACTTCTGGTGGCTGTTGGCCTTCGGGGTAATCATCGGTGCATTGGTGGCGTTCATAATCAAACGAGCATGAAGGGAGTCAATTACGGCAAGTCGGACCTGGCAAGGGACTACCGGAAGAAGTACGGCGGGGAAATGCCGACGCTGAAGCTCGCCCGGATCCTGTACCGCGACCACCCGGCCATGTATCGTAACCTGGAGGACGCCCGGCACGTCCTCCGCTACATCGAAGGGAAAGATGGAGACTGGAAACGCAAAAAAGCGAAGATGGAGAAAACGCCTGATCGACCACGTAACCCGTACAGCTTACCGGACAGCGATGAGACAAGATATGAACCGTATCGCATCGAAGCGAAGCGGGTTCTTATCCTATCGGACATTCACATTCCTTACCACTCCGTTGATGCGCTTACTGCGTGCCTGGATTTCGCGAAGGGTGAAAAGCCGGATGCGGTTGTACTGAACGGCGACACCATCGACTTCTTCCAACTGTCCCGGTTCACAAAGGATCCGGCAAAGCGGTCGTTCGCCGGTGAGCTGACGGCCTTCCGGCAGTTCTTCCAGGCACTTCGCCAGGTGTTCCCGGAGGCGGCCATTTACTTCAAGCTGGGCAACCATGAGGAGCGCTACCAGCATTTCCTTTGGATGAAGGCCGGGGAGCTGGATGGCGTCGATGAATTCCGTCTGGACGAAATCATCAAGGCCAGGGCCGAGGGTATAAATGTCGTGGGAGAAAAGCGCATCATAAAGCTGGGAGACCTAAACGTAATCCACGGCCATGAGTTCGGTCAGTCGATATTCTCGCCGGTGAACATCGCTCGCGGCCTTTTCCTTCGCGGCAAGGTGAGCGCCCTTCAGGGCCATCACCACATGACCTCCGAACACACGGAGACCGATATGAACCGCAACATTACGACCACATTCAGCGTCGGGTGTCTGTGCGAGCTTTTCCCGTCCTACCTCCCCATAAACCGCTGGAACCACGGTTTTGCGATTTGCGACGTGGACGGCGACAAGTTCCATGTCCGTAACTATCGCATCCATAAAGGCGAGGTCCTATGAGCGAAACGACGGACATCATCATCGAAGAGCCGGAGCCGGAGGACGGGTTCAGTCTCCTGGACATCATCGACAATCAGATGTTTGTCATCGCCAACATCGTCGACCTTGACACGTCGGCCTACGAGAAGATGGAGGAAGACCGCATAAAGGCGCTATCTTTGGCCTTCCGGGTCATACAGAAGATCCAGGTGAAACTCCTAAAAACGATATGACACAGGCACAGCTCATCGCACGGTTCGGCAACCCTATGACCAACAGGGCGGCCTTCGAGCGTAAATACATGGTACTGGTCGATACGGCCGGGTTCGCGTCCATCAATCCGAACATCCCGCGCAGGATGTACATGAACCACCTGCTCAAGGAACCGCTCCTGACCGTCCTCGAGCAGCTGGCCCGTAAGAAACTCATCGCCGAGATCAAGACCTGGGACGGCCTGTTTAACGTCCGCTACCAGCGTGGAAGCCGGACGAAGCTCTCCCGGCATAGCTGGGGGTTGGCCATCGACATGAACGCCGCGTGGAACCCGCTCGTAAAGGTCACGCCGGCAACCAGGGCCGCCCTGCGGAAGAAGCACGTCCAATGGACGGAGCCGTTTCTGAAGGTGTGGCGAGACAACGGCTTCGAGTGCGGGGCCGACTGGAAGGATCGCCTCGATGGCATGCATTTTGAACTGATATTGACATAACTTCGTTTCTCTCACTTCTTCGTAATCATGTGTGTGTACGGCCCTGGGTTTCCACCCGGGGCATTTTTTTTTGGAAAAACCTTCAAATAAATTTGGAAGTTTGTTCTAATTTTGTGTAGTTTTGTGTACACACAACAAAAGACACACATGAAAACGATCTACCGACTCATCCGCAGACACAGCGGCGACACCGTCCGCGAGTTCCCGACCCTCGCCGAAGCCAGGCGATACAAGCGTGCCACCGAAGAGTCCGACAACAATCTCGGCATCTACCGCCGCGGGTATTACCTCATAGTCAAAATCGCGGCATGAACATCTACCACGTCACCATCGACCGCCGCGTAAAGCCGAAGGATGAACCCGATAAAGACTGGGTCACTACATTCCAGATCGCGTGCCGCTCCCTGCTCGACGCCCGTAAGAAGGCATCTCTCCGCGTACGAACTTCATATCCTCAATATTACATCATCGAAGTAAAACGTCATTGGTAATGGACATCCCCAAGCAATTATGGAACAAGTGGACGAACCTGTACAGCCGCGGCGACGCCGACAAGATCGCGGAGCTGGCCGACGTCCATCCGAACACGGTACTCAACGCCATCCGGAACGGCCGCTGTCGCACAGATCTTATGGAGGTAATTGGAAAGTTTTTCCAGGCCAAAGAAAAAACGCTAAACGAAATATCATGAAAGACTCTACCGCCGTTATTCTGATTGTAGTAATTTGCCTGCTCATTTGTCTGGCCGACAATTTCTGACACACACATCCACACACACATGACACTCATCCAACACGAAAGCGCCATAACGACGGCGCTCATCCTACAGGGTGACCTCGCCGCCCTCCACCCTAACGACAAGGTCACCTATTACAAGGGTTACTGCGAGCGCCTCGGACTCGACCCCTACACGAAGCCCTTCGACATCCTACGTCTCAACGGGAAGGAGATCCTGTACCTTACACGTTCCGGCGCCCAGCAGCTCAACATGCTGCACAAGGTGAGCCATCAGATTACCTCCCGCCGGGTCATCGATGACGCCGGCATCTATGAGGTCACTTGCCGGGCCACGCTCCCGGACGGACGTCACACGGAATCCATCGGCTCGGCATTCGTCGGCGGTCTCAAAGGCGAGGCCTACTGCAACGCGATGATGAAAGCCGAAACTAAGGCGAAGCGCAGGTCGACGCTCGACCTCATCGGTCTGGGGATCCTGTCGGAAGAAGAAACGACCGCCATCCCTGGCGCCCAGCAGGTCGAGGTCATCCTTGACCCGGAGCCGGTCGATGAGGAAAACGCACCCAAGCAATCCCTCCCGGACTTCATCATCGACCAGGTCGCCGGGTGCGACACCCTCGCACAGCTCAACAGCCTTTACCGATCCTACCAGCAGGACGTCGAGCGCCTCGGGCTGAGGCAATTCTTCACCGTCCGTAAATCGCAGATCAATGATTCCAACTGAATACGGCATCGCTCTGTTCTGCGCCGGATACATCGTCGGCATGCTGACCGACTTCATCATCGACTTCTTCGAGCGCAGGGACCCGTCTAAACGCCGCTAAACCCACCGCATGGAAATCTATTACAAGGCATTTTATTACGTCATGCTGGCGGCCTTCATCGGCTCCTGCATCTACCTGTACATCGACGCCGTACAATATTCCCAAACCAATAAAAACGAAGACAAGTGAACAGCATCACACACATCGACGATGTTAGGTTCGTAGACATCGCGCCGACTAAGTTCGGCATCGAACTCATGGCCGACGCCATCGCGGAAAACGTGAACTCCGGCAAGGTCGAAGCCCTCCCGCTCCAGGTCAAGATGAAGGCGGTCGAGGAACTGGTAAAGGCCGTGAACGAACGCGTCAAGCCCGTCGGCCTGGACGAACTGGCCAAGCATCCAAAGCATAAGGCCGAGGTATTGGGCGCAGCCATCGCTATCGTCGACATCCCGAAATACGACTACTCCCACATCCCGGCCTGGTCGGAGCTGGACTCACAGATCCGTGAGCTGACGGAGCGTAAGAAGGCGATTGAGGAGGATGAGAAAAAGTACCGCCGGGGCGAGCTTCCGGTCCTTTCGAATACCACGGCCATCAAAATCAACCTCGCAAAATGAGCGCAAAGCACCACAAGATTACGCCGGGTTTCACCTACATCGACCTGACCGGGGAGGCGCCGCCGGAGTTCCTCGAGTGCCAGGCGCTGCTCGAGAAAGCCACACCGGAGGCCGAAGAGCAGGCAAAGGCAACCCTCGCACAGTTCTTTGTCGAACTCCGTAAATGCTTCCAAAGCCATGAAGAAGACACCCCTCGAGATGGCGCTTGATGCTATGGCCAGGGACATTGACAAGCGGGTGGCAGGGCCGGTGAAGACCGCCCTTCAGCGCCAGCTCGACCTCGCCCACAGCTTCCTGGAGTTCGACCCGGAACACGATCACGACGTCTACGTCGCCGGATTCAAAGATGGAATGAAGATTAACACAGATAAAACCGTAGCAGATGTCAGTAATTGCACTCAAGATCAACATTGACCTTATCGAGCAGGCCCGGCTCTACCAAGGGCAGAAGGGGCGGTATCTCGACGCCATCCTATATCTGAACGACACGCCCGACCACTACGGTAACTGGGGGATGATAACCCAGGCCGTCAGCAAGGAAGAGAAGGCGCAGGGCGTCCGGGGTCCGATCCTGGGCAATTGCAAGGTCATGGGGCAGAAGCCCGCCCAGGCGCCCATACAGGCACCACAGCCGCTCCAGCTCCAGCCGTTGCAACCCACCGCACCAAAGACGAACAAGGCCGCCAAGCCGCAGATGCCGCCGAATACGACGGTAGAGCCGGAGGACCTGCCTTTCTGATATTTCTCGGATGGTTCGAAAAAAGCAGGCCCGCCGCTTTGAGATGCGGGCATCTTTCCCTATCTTGTCACAAAATGACACACATGAAGCACAAAGAACCACAACCGCCCACACCTGCACAGGTCGTCGGCATCGACACGAAGTTCGAGACGGTGACATCGTACGTCCGTTCGACTGCCCACATCTATCAGATCCCGGACCCGCAACCGCTGTGCGACCTTATCGAGGCCCTGGAGCATCGCTGCCTCGCGGTCGCCTACGCCCTGGGTTACGAGAGGGCCAACGAGCTGCATGAACAGCAGCACGGGAAGGTACTCGAGGAGCCGTTCAGCAATTACCAGCACTGGCAGGGGTTCGAGGCAATCGACAAACACTTCACCTTCAAAAAGGACTGACATGCACCACGAAGCTCGCGAAATGATAAAAGACCTCACCCTCGCCTTCATCGCGCAGGGCCAGGGGCCGAACACCGCCGTAACGAAGGCCATTGAGGCCGCCCAGCTGATCAGTGCATTCCTTCACGGCGACGACAGGCGGCGCAATATCGAGAGTGACAGTATCTTTGAGGAAACCGTCCTCGACTGATGTGGCAACGAATCCTTACCCTATTCGGCATATCAATACATAAACCCGAAAATAAAATCACGGTAATGATTACGACACCGCACGATCTCTACGTTCTGCTCGAAGTCAACCAGGAGGGCGTAAGCACCAGCGAGGCGATGGATGAGGCGGCACTGTCCGCCTACATCGTAAATAAATACGGAGACCAGCCGCTGCGATACTTCAACGATTACAAGCGTCTAAAGGTCGTTCACCTGAAGACAGGCAAGGTGAAGGACGCGGCGCTGCGCATCGAATTTCAATAACTCGGTTTTTATATGGCAAGCAATCGATTTCCCCGGACCGTTTCCACGGACTGGGTTTATTTGAAAACAAATTAAACGCGAAATAAACCATGAAAAGAATCACGATTACCATCGGCCTGATAATGGCCCTTTCCCTACCGACGCAGGCGTGCAGCATCTGTGGCCCGGTCGAGCGGGCGCTGAAGTTCATGAAAAACTGGATCGAATCGAGCCATTGCCTCACGATGCGCGCAAGGATCGCCCAGCTCCGGGGAGGCACCATCCCGCCATGCGACCACAATCCGAAGCACGACAACGCAGGCACGGAATCTAAAAAATAGTTTTTTCGTGGTTTTCAGAGAGGTAAGCAACACCCGGGCGTATCCACGCCTGGGACATGGACCGGATGGCGTAAGCGGGAATGAATACCGCCCTGGGTAGCGACCTCGGATAGTATCGAGGGGATGCAGGTTCGAGTCCTGTTCCGGTCCCGGTTTTGTTTCATGACAGGTTGTTTTTTGGTTGCCTCCGGCGTTTCCACGCTGGAGGTTTTATTCCATCTTCAACACAGCAACAAGCGAAGAAATGGCCGCAAAGTGGACAGACAAGGAAATCGTCATCCTTAAAAGATTCTATTCCGATATGCCTACGATTGACCTGGCGAACAAGCTCGGTCGCACTTATGCCGGGGTCTATGGGAAGGCTAATATTTTAGGACTCAAGAAATCCGATGGATACATACGTAGGCTACTCGAGATCGAGGCCGACAAGCTCCGCGTCGTAGGCGCAAAGAGCCGATTCAAGAATGGTCACGTACCACACCAGAAGGGCAAGAAGGCCACGCCGAAAGTCATGCAGGCATTGAGTAGGCACTGGTTTCAGAAGGGACGCGACCCGCATAATATCAAACCAGAGGGACATGAGAGGGTTGATGTCGACGGCTATGTAATGACCAGGGTTGAACGAGGCAAGTATGTACACAAGCATAGACTGGTATGGAAGGAAGCCGGGAGGGATGTGCCTGCCGGATACGTTGTAGGATTCAAGGATGGCAACCGTCTAAACTGCCAAATTGACAATCTGCACCTGGTCCACAGGCGTGAGATTATGGCGCGCAATACCATCCACCGCCTGCCCGAAGAACTCAAGGATACCATAAGGACTCTCACCAAAATCAAAAAACACATACATGCCAAAGAACAAGATTGAAGACCTGCGAAACCATCTTTTCGCCACCCTGGAGGCGCTGCTGGATGAGGACAAGCCGATGGAGATAGACAGGGCGAAGGCCGTGGCAGACGTCGCCCAGGTGATCGTCAACAGCGCGAAGGTGGAGGTCGACTTCCTCCGTGCGACCGACCGAAGCCAGGGGAGCGGATTCCTTGTGGAGGAAAAAAAGCAGATCGGTTAGTTCGCATAAAATGCCTATCTTTGTGGCAGCTCCGCACGGTGTCCAGCACCATCGTTCGGGGTTATTCTGAACCCGTTAGAAGGTCGTCGGCGTGCTGGTCGGCGGCCTTTCTTTTTGCATCATGGCAGAGAATAAGAAGTCGTTCATCCTCTACGCCGACCTCATCCATACCGTCCGCAAGCTCCCACCTGACAAGGCCGGGGAGCTGTTTCTAACGATTCTTTCATACGTCAATGACGAGAATCCTGTCGTCGACGATCTGCTCGTACAGGTCGCCTTCGAGCCTGTGCGTCAACAACTTAAGCGAGATTTACAGCGCTGGGCGGACTACCGGATAAAGCAGTCGGTTAACGGAAAAAGGGGTGGCCGGCCAACGAAACCCAACGAAAGCCAAGAAAACCCAAAAAACCCAAGCCTTTTTTTGGAAAGCCAAAAAAGCCTAAATGCTAATGTAAATGCTAATGTTACTGCTAATGTAAATGTCATAGACAATATTACCGACAATAAGGGAGAGAGAGAGCGCAAAAAACAAGTTTTTGCGCCACCTGATCCATGGGAGGTTGTCGATTACGCAAAGGAGATCGTCGCCGGGAGCGAGAGCGCTCCGCAGGACTTCTACGATTACTACCAGTCCAACGGATGGAAGGTCGGCAACAAGGGCGCGATGAAGGACTGGCGGGCCGCATTCCGGCGGTGGGCAAAGAACGAAAAAACGATGAAACATGATACCAATCAACCAGGCTCTTACCGGGGCCTCTCCGCGAGAACTAAAGCAGACTGGGACGCACTCCAGGAGTGGGGACGCGATATTGAACAGGGAAGAGTCCGCGTTCCTGGAAGCGCTGGGGGCGCCCAGGCTCCGTAACTGCATGGATGACGCCATCATCCCGCAGCTCCGCTACCTGTTCAACCTCATCGGCATCCGGCAGGAAAACTACCCGACGCAGGAGGCTACCTTGATAATCTGCGATCAGATCCGCACGAACCACGGCACGCTGACGATCAAGGAACTCCGTCTCGCCTTTGAGATGGCGGCGGCCTTGAAGCTCGACTTCAATCCGCACAGCTTCCAAAACGTGAGCGCCCTATACGTTAACGACCTCGTTTCCGCCTACAAGCGCTGGTCCACATCGACCTATCACCAGCTGCGCCCTGGAGGCGACCGGGAGTCGGAGGCCTCCGCGCCGGATTACTCGCCTCGCATCTACGAACGCCTGCCCGTTTCCGTCCTGCGCTGGAAGATTCAGATGGGATACCACAACTTTCTCGCCGGGTTTATCCCGAACTGGAGATACATCCCTTACGATTGGTGGCACCAATGCGTAGAGGACGGGTTCATCGAATACGACCCGGATGCGGACGTGAAGGAGAATCTCCGCTTTAACCAGGTCATGGAAGACGACAAGCGCAAGCTGCGAAACAGCCAACAAATGGTTTGGCTCCTGTTGGAGCAGGCGAAAGGCATGGGCGCTAAAAACATCTACCGCGAATGAACACCAGGGAGGCCGTCACCCGGCTGGCAAAGGTCGGCATGATCATCGACGAGGTCACGAACGTCAGTTTTCAGATGCTTATCCGTGAACACGCCGACATCGGTTCGTTCGTCCGGCTGGACTCGATCCGAAAAATATACATGGAAAAATACGCCCTTGAAATAAAAAAGGGTAAATTACAGCCGATAGAACATGCGACCGAAGAAATCAAACGCCACTACTGGGACTGGGCCGGCCAATACACCTCCGACCGCCAAACACGCACAGAGGGCGCCAAAGTCATCTACCTCATCGAATGGCTATGCGCCCAAGCCATTGACAGCGGGGGAGCTGACGGAATCGGCGCTGAAGATCCTACGCCTGCGCAACTGTACGGTATGGCGACAAAACAACCTGCGCGTTCCCGGCCGTAAGTTCATCGGGATGAAGGGTATGCCGGACATAATCGGATACGCGCCAACCGGACGGGCGGTGTACTGCGAGGTTAAAAGTGAGGGCGACCGGCTGTCCCAGGAACAGATCGACTTCATGGATGGGGCGCACAAGGCCGGATGCCTGGTTTACATGTCTGTCGGCTATAGGGGGTTGAGCGCTTTCCAGTCGTGGGGCGATTATCGGATGATAAATGACGCGCCAGGAGATCATTGAAGAACTGTACAAAGATCCGGATGTCGCGGATGCGATCGGCAAGATGGAGCCGTCCCACCTTCGCGACGACTTAAGACAGGAAATGTTCACAGTGCTTTGCGAGATGCCGGAGGAACGGCTTTTCGGGATGCACTCCCAGGGGTGGCTCAAATGGTTCCTTGTTAGGACGATGCTGAACATGATCAAATCCGACCGGTCTACGTTCTTCAATAAGTTCCGCCGCCAGGGCGGGGAATGGAACGAGCGTCTGAACATGAGGGTCGACGAGGAAGACAATACAGAGGAAACGATCGCCAAGATGCAGGAGAAGATGGGCGAGCTGCACTGGTACGCGTCGAAGGTCATGGAGCTTTACGCCGACGGCGGCAACATCATGAAGCTCTCCCGCGAGACGCATATCCCGTACCGCTCCCTGCTCAAGACCGTATCGAAAACCCGCCGTAAACTACGCACCGAAATCATGCAGGACGAAGGATTGAAGACCCGCCGGATACGCCTCCGCATGGTCGTAGAACTGGAGGTTAGGGCCGAAGCCGATACGGATGAGGTCATGGATCATATTGAACGCCTAGACGACCTGGCGAAGAAAGCGCTGGAATCCGAACCGATCGTCAGGCAAATGACACAGTTCAGAATAACAAGAACAGAGTAATGGTGTATGTAAAGCTTTGGTTCTTTTTTATTATTTCATTGGCAATTATTTTATTTGGTGAAGAAATTGCTGAATGGTTGAGCAAAAAAACTGAAATGAAAAATAAAAAAGATTAATGGTAATCCTCGCCGCCATCGTGTTCAGCTTCTACTTCGTCGAGGTCGCCCGTATCCAGGCCGTCCTCCGCCTACCGATCAAGCCGTTCGGCTGCATGGTCTGTCTGACGGCCTACGTCGCCGCCGGCCTCTACTGGTGTCCCAATTGGATCGTCGAATACGTCGCCATCGTGTTCGGGGCGCCTCTACTGGGCGTGCTGTTCAGAAACCTATTCATCAATCTTAATCGTCACACATGAACCCGACCGCCGAAGACCGCGAGTTCATCGAAGGACATAAAGTCTACTTCGAGCAAGCGGACCTAAATTTTCTCCACGGTATGCAACCGCACGTTATGCTCCGTTTTGAGATGCTTTACAAGGCATACCTCGACCCCAAGTTCGTCCTAACCACATGGTGCAGCGCCTGCGTCGTGGACATGATGCAGCGCCTGGCTTATTGGTACCGAAACCTGCAACCGCTCGAGCATCCGGAACCGTCTACCGGGGATGATGTGGCGTTCGTATTTCCTGACGACCTTGATAAGACGGAATTGGAATATAGGCAATCATTGCCATACGACGCGATGGGCGAGCATTCATCGATAAAGAAGAAACGCGGAAGACCCAGGAAGGCATGAGGATACTCTGCGTCACGCAACCGCACAGCGGGGTCGGGTATCATCGACAGATGCTACCGCTTATGAACATGAAGGATGTTTACGTCCTGTTCACGGACTTCATGAACGACGAGGTCCTGGAGCGAGGGTTTGACATCGTGATGGTCAACCGGTTCGCCTACGGTGTCACCATCGACGCGATGCTGGACTACCGTAAGCGGTACGGGTTCAAGCTGGTCGTCGACATCGACGACTACTGGCAGCTGGACCCGTGGCATATCCTCTACCGGACTTTTCCCACGGAGGAAGTCGCCGCCCACATCAAGGCCGCCGATCTTGTCACCTGCACACACGAAGGCCTCCGGCGCCGCATCCTGCCGCTGAATAAGGAGGTCGAGATCCTGCCCAACGCCCTGCCATACGGACGGGATCAGTTCACGGACCATCGCATCCCAGGAAGTCAGATGTCGGAGAAGGTGGCATCCAACGCCATACGGTTCGTCTATGCCGGGGGTGTCACCCACGAACGGGACATAGCGATAATACGAAACCCTCTCAAGCGGGTGGCCGACGACCTGGCTTTGAAAAAGCGCCTGCACTTCATCATGTGCGGATACGACGACAGCAACGAACGGACGACGGAGGCCTGGCACCGGATGATCGCCGACTTCCTGGTCGGGTTCAAGATTCCCGGATACGTCAGGGGGCCGCTTATGCCGGATAAGTACATGGCCTTCTACTGCGAGGCGGACGCAACGCTCGCGCCGCTGGTGCCGTCGACCTTCAACTCTTGCAAGTCGAACCTAAAGGTACTGGAGGCCGGGGCTAAGAAAATACCGATCATCGTGTCCAACACGCCGCCATACGACACCTGCCCGTATGCCATCAAGGTCGACCGGCAGGGAGACTGGTATCGGCACATCAAGGCGCTTGTCGCCGACGAACGCTACCGGCAGGAGGCCGGGGAGGCAAATCATCAATGGTGCGTCGAGAACCACCACCTGGACAAGTGGAACGTCTCGCGGAAGGAACTATACTCAACGCTGCTATGAATTATCGACACATCGACACGCTGGCGACGAAGGAATGGTTCAACCGGCCGTGGATATTGCTTGGCACCGGGCCGTCCCTGGACAGGTATAATCCAGAGGAATGGAGGAACCATAACATCGCGGCCATTTATGACGCGTTCTATGCTTGCGATCATGTCGATATACTTTTCGCGGCCGATCCGTGGAATAACCCTGTTTTTTCGGAATACGGATACTGGGTGGACCCCAAAAACAGATATGTCGCCACGCGCGGGATCAATGCCGGAAGAATCGGCGAACTTACGAACGTGGTCATGTGGGACTATGATTGCGACTACCTTTACACCCAGACGCGGATTTTCCCGGACATCAGGCAATACCCGTGCAGCAACACAAGCAGCTTCGCCGTTCTTTGGCTCGGCACTATGGGGGTCAAACAAATCAAAACGTTCGGAATTGATGGAGGGCATGAATACTCGAAAAAATGCAGTGAGACATATCGGATACTGAATGAACAAGACCCCGTGAGCAATCCCAACGTGGAGAACGAGGGGGTTTTTGGGCATGCCGTAAGTTTCGGGATCGAAATAATAAGGCAATGATAACCCTACCGGCAATAATCGAGGGCGTCAGCACCCGGAAGGATAAGACCGTTAGAGTGACCATAGGCACGCAGGAAATGACGCCGGCAACGGCCGCGCAGCTCTTCAGTATGGCAAATCAATACGCCTATGTCGCGATCAAGGTCGAAGAATTCCTGGGCGAGGAAATGGCGGCCCTGGATGACCTATCGACCGAAGGTGAACCGAACCGGACGCCGTCTAAACGGTTGAGGTCTGTTCTTTATGTCAACTGGAAGCAGGAACCGGAGGGATACGAGGACTTTCGAAACTACTATCTATACAAGATGGAACGCATCATCGAACATTTCAAAGGGAGGTTGGATGAGTAAGGTATACAAGGCGAAACCGAAGCCACCCACGAAACCGAAGTATATCGACTCTCCGGAGGCGCTGTGGCAGCTTTTCGAGGAATACCGGGCGTGGGTCAAGGCAAACCCGTTCGAGATCGAGGACTATGTCGGAGGGGCGGGGAAGAAGGTCATCCGGCATAAGGAACGCCCGCTAACGATCGAGGGCATCAACGTCTACGCCTATGACCGGGGAATCATGTCGGACATGAAGGATTATTTCAGCAATAAGGATGGGAGGTACGAAGCCTATATTCCCACCATCGCGCGTATACGGGAGGCCGTGCGCCTCGACCAGGTCTCCGGCGGCATGGTGGGCATCTATAACGCCAACCTCACCGCCCGTCTCAACGGCATCACAGAAAACACACACACTACCGCCACCGTACACACCGTCACGCTGGGAGGGTGAGATGCTGTACTGGGCGACATTCCTATACGCCATCGATCCGGATGACGGGCAGCTGAAGAAGTGGCAGGGGCCACATGTGCCGGGGATTACCTACGAGGATGCGAAGCGGTACATCCACACGGCCGGCCTGGGATACCTCACGATCTACGGGCAGCTGATCACGGACACCAGGGCGGGGCAGGATCCTTACATCATTCAAGCGAACTGATATGAGCGCACTCGAAAAGCAGGAAGGCGGCCGGCATTACAAGGATTTCAAAATCCAGCCGATCGAGTTCATACATGCGAATAGCATCCCGTACATGGAGGCGAACGTGATTAAGTACGTATGCCGGCACGGGCATAAAAACGGGCGGGAGGATCTACTGAAGGCCATCCATTACCTGGAGCTTTTGCTGGATTTAGAATATCCGGTTAAAGAAAATGCAAAGGGTCCGAACCTTTGTTAGATACTTTCTAAATCTCACAATTTCCCAAAAAAAGACACAGAATTATTTGGAAGTGGTGTGGCAAATTGTGTATCTTTGATTTATCAAACACACACAAACACACACCATGAACACCATGAAACTCTCCACCCAGTCAGTCGCAAACAGCGATGTTACTCACGAGGTAACTTTGTTGAGGCGGTCAGAAAAGACCGCCGTCATTATCGACGAGTTCGGTAAGACGAAGCGCTGCAAGATTTATACCTCATCGATTACCGGGAAGGACTACATCATGCCATACGGCACTTTCCTCACCGCTCCATCCTTCGATCTTTGAGGGATGCCCACCGTATCCATTCACATAGCTACGAAACCACATCCGGCGCAGCAGGCGGTCCTCGACTGCCCTGCCCGCTTCCGGGTCCTCATGTGCGGCCGGCGGTTCGGCAAGTCTCTAATCGCCCAGGTAATATCCCTCCTGGAGCTGTCGAAGGGCCACCGGGTGGCGTACATAACGCCGACCTACCTACTGGCTAAATCCTTCTTCCAGGAGCTGGACAAGGCCCTCCCTCCCACGGTCAAGCGCAACGCGTCGGACCTCACTATCGAAATGAACGGCGGCCTGATGCGGTTCTTCACCGGGGAGCGGTTGGACAACCTCCGGGGAATGAAGTTTCACCAGGTAATTGTCGATGAGGCGTCCTTCATCCCGGACCTGGAGAGCGGTTGGATCAACTCCATTCGCCCGACGCTCACCGATTACAAGGGCGGGGCGATGTTCATTTCCACGCCCAGGGGTAGGAATTTCTTCTATTCTCTGTACCTTAAAGGTCACAACGGCGAGCCGGAATGGGCCGCCTTCAAATACACCACACATGATAATCCGCACATCGAAACATCCGAAATCGAGGCCGCCAGGTCCCTCATGCCGGAGGTCGCATTCCGACAGGAGTACCTGGCAGAGCCTTCGGAAAACGCTGCGAATCCTTTCGGTAGTGCTCACATCCGGCTTTGCGTGTATCCTCTCTCTGACCGTCCCGCTGTGGCCTTTGGCATTGACCTCGCCAAGTCTCACGACTGGACAGTCATTGTCGGCATCGACGATCGCGGCGCTGTGGCTTACCTTGACCGGTTCCAGCGCGACTGGAGACAGACCCGCCAGGCGATCGCGGAGCTTCCGCCGGCGCCTCTATGTATCGACTCCACGGGCGTCGGGGATCCAATATTCGAGGATATTGCAGCGATGGGTCGTGACGTCGAAGGATACAAGTTCACCGGACCCAGCAAGCAGCAACTCATGGAAGGCCTCGCCCTCGCCATCCACCAGCGGCGAATCACATACCCGGAAGGGGTCATTACCGCCGAACTCGAATCGTTCGAGTACCAATACACCGCCAACGGGGTCCGTTATTCCGCTCCGTCGGGGTTTCATGACGACGCTGTTATGGCCCTCGGCCTGGCGTGGTATAAATACGGCAAGTCAAAAAATCACGGGCAATATTCGTTTATCTGAATAATTCGCCCTATCTTACACAAAATTACACACATCATGAAGTACATCAAGACACTCGACGGGGCCATCGCGCTACTACTCGCCATTGCCTTCATCGCCCTGTTTTTCCTGCTGACATCCTGCAATCCGGCCCGGAAGATGAACTCCTGCCCGCCGCCGACATCGAAGGCCGGCAAGATCCATCAGAAGCTGCCACAGCCGAAGCCGGTATTCGTCTCACGCAAAACGGGAAGGCCATGACAGACGCAGCACTTCGAGAGCTGTTCCGGGTCTCCGACACCTGGACGGACCAACAGCTGGACGCCATCATCAAGATTCACCGTGAAATTGCGATGGAACACCTGCTACAAACCTACGAGCAGGTCCTACACCTGGCAGAAACCACCGGCATAAAGAACGTCCGGAACGCCTACGAACGGGCGAAGATGGAAAGGCAACTTAAAATCAACACACCATGACGTACACAGAGGAACAATTCAACCAACGCAAAGCCTACGCTCGAGAGCTGGGCGCATCCATCCGCTACTGGCGTGAGTTCCGGGGTTACACCCAGGAACAGCTCGCCCGTGAGCTTGACCTGTCCGACAACGCCCTGATTTCCCGCTACGAGGCCGGCAAGGTCGAGATGCCCGTCTATCGACTGGCACAGATCGCCTTTCATCTCGCCATCCCGGTGCAGTCCCTTATTCCTTCACCGCACGATCCGGAGGCCGCCTTTGGCAATGGTCCGTGCAAAACATACACAGCATGAGCAATGAAATAATGGAAGAATTCATGTCGGATGTAATCACCGAGCAGGATTTCATCAATTTAGGATGGAAGAGGGTAGAACCATACATGCATGATGGTTCTGGTGGAGACTGGCCGGAAGGTGAATATTTTTACGATTACACAAACGTGAATATTTTGCCGTTAGATCTTTGCACATGCAGCAATATTGAGGCAGAAGCAAAAGGATGGAGTTTCGGATCTATGACCAATAACATTTACAGCCGTACCATTCTTTACAACATGATGGGATTAATCGCACAATTCGATGAACATGCAGCCAAAAACATGGAGTGACATCTCGGTCTTCCAATGGCAGCAACTGACCGCCGTCTTCACGGACACGGACAACTCCGACCTGGACATGATCGTGAAGGCCGGGGCCGTGGTCCTGGGTAAGACCGAACACGAAATCGACAGCTGGGGGATGGATCGCATAAAGGCGATGGGGCGCGACATCGCGTTTCTTCACGAACCGCTGGAGCCGAAGGCCGCCCGGACTATCGACGTGAACGGACGCCGCTACCGCTGCATCTACGACATCGGGCGGATGCCGGCCGCCCGGTACATCGAATCGAAGCACTTCGGCACGGACCCGAACGGGAACCTGCACCGCATCGCCGCCAGTATGGTCATGCCACAGCGGAAGCTGTTCAAGTGGGGGCCGTGGGTGGACGACCGCTACGACGCCGCCCGGCACGGGGACTATTCGATGGACATGCTGGACGCTCCCGTGACCGCCGTGCTGGGGTCGGTCGTTTTTTTTTGCGAGGTGTATCAGCGTACGATGTGGGATATTCGGGCCTTTATGATACGGAACATTCTGACGGCGAACCCGACGATGTCGGAGCCGGAGGCGGCGGAGATGTTCATCCGTTCATGCGTAGGTACGGATGGCATCATTCAGCCGAGCTCGTCGCTGACCTCCAGCGTATTAAGCTCGAGGAAGCGTATGAACTGACCACCACGGCCTTTCTCAACGCCCTTGCCTATCTAAAGGCGAAACGCGCCTATGAGCGCGAGCAGCTAAATAAGGTCACCAATGGCAAAATCCCTTAAACAGATCCAGGCAGAGGCCCTAAAGGAGGGCAACCTTGACGTATTCGCAAACAACCGGCAGGACTACCTGTCGGATGGAGAAACGCCGATAACGGCCCTCCTGCTCGGCCAGGTGGCCGGTGAGTTCGTGCTGAAGGTCATTGAGAACATCAACCGCCTGGGTCTGACTGACCGGGGAAGCCTTACCGATGATCTGTCGCAGGGCGACATTGAGATTTTGGGCAACGGCGGGTATTCGGTTGAGATAGGCTACGCGCCGGACACGGCGGCCGCGAAATACGCCGACTTCGTCGACAAGGGCGTGAAGGGCGTCAAGTCATCCGCGAAGGCGCCAAACTCTCCATACTCCTACCGCAAGCTGTCCGTCCCGCCGGTCATGCTAAACGCCATCCGAGGATGGGCCGATCGCCAGGGACTCTCCGCGAGGGCGGAGGATCAGACCCGGGACCTGTCCGCCCTGCAAGTCAAACGCGGCGGCATCCCACGCGACCCGAAGACCACGCTGGCCTACCTTATCGCTCGCAACATCAAGCGGACGGGCCTACCGACGACCCGGTATTTCTCCGGCGAGATTGATAACTATTTCGGCAAGGCGTTCGCCCAAGCCGTGGCCAAAGCCATCGGACAGGACGTCCGTATCTACATCCGGCAAAGCCAACCCGGTCAATCCCGCTAATTAGCGGCATGGCCATTACCATAACCCAGGCGCCGGAGTCCTACGCCTCCCTGCATGACGACCTATGGCATGTCGTCACCTCCAACAATACAAGCCAGTCGAATTTCAAATACGTCATCGACGTCTACGTGGCGTCGTCCATTGTCGCCCGGCTGAAGGTATTCCCGGACCCGACGGAGGACTGCGGGGCCGTCAACGTGGCCAACATCGTCCGTAACTACTGGGCGTCCTACTTCCGTCCTCCGACCACACAGACGGCCTTCGCCTACGAGGGGGACGACATCTATGTCGACTACGAGCTTAAGTTCGGGGAGGAATATGGCGGCACGACCTACCTCAACCTGACCACCGCCACATACAAGGCGTATAACTTCGCCCAGCCGATCTTCCGGGACTGGTCGACGTCCTACCTGGCGACCTTCGAGAATAAATGGCTCACGAACCGGGATAAGACCGGCCTCACGGTCGGACTCACGGAACGGCTATTCGTTCCATATCTTGTCGGCACGCCACCGGCATCCCTGGCCCTCAAGGTCTCGGCCGACGGAGCGGCCCAGGTCACAGGGTCCGGGGTGTCTTGCGACACGCTCGCCGTCCTCGACCTCTCGCCCGTCGCCATCAACACGTACCTGTCGCAGAGCCTCATTACCTCCTCCACGAAGGTGTACACCGTTCAGATAGGCTCCGGCGACATCCTGACCATACGGCCGTCGTGCAGCAAGTTCACGCCTATCGTCGTCCACTTCCTCGGCGGGCTTGGAGGGTACGAAACCATGCGTTTTGCCCTCGTTAACCGACGGACATCGACTGCCGAGCGGCGGACCTTCGAGCGGCCGGGGTGGAACCTGGGCGCGGATGTCATGAACCGCTACGACGCTTACAAGGTCATGGCGGCCGGCTCGCAGACTTTCGCCGTGGATGAATCGGTGGACTTCACGCTGAACTCCGACATCGTGAGCGCGACGGATTACAACTGGCTTCGGGAGCTTGTCATGTCGCCGGAAATCTACATCGAACAGGGCGGTTACTTCTACCCGGTGGCGGTCAAGGATACCAACTGGGTCGAGAAGATCCGCAACTCCGACAAGACCTTCAATTTCACGATCACGCTCACCTACGGCCGTAACCTAAACTCCCAGTACCGTTGAGGACGGAAATATTCATCGAAGGCCGGCGTCTCGACCTAACGCAGGACATCAACGCGGAGTTCACCTATCAGATCGACGACATCAAGGATTTCGCGAGCCGGAACACGAACTTCAGTAAGACGATAGTCCTGCCCGGCACGGCCCGTAATAACCAGCAGTTCGGGTACGTCTTCGAGTTCACATCGGCCAACTTTTACGACGAGACCTCCGGCAATGTAGGGTACAACTTCAACGCCGCGAAACAGGCGCAATGCACCGTCTACGTGGACAAGGTCCAGATCATGAAGGGCGGCCTTCGGCTCCTGGAAATGGTTAAAACCGGGGGCGTCATCGAGTACGAGTGCGCGGTGTTCGGCGAGCTGGGGGGATTCGTCAACGAAATCGGAAACCGCCGTATCGAGGAACTGGACTTCAGCGTGTACGACCACGCCTGGACGTACGCCAACATATCGGCGTCATGGGGCGCGGCCTCCGGCAACCTTGCCGGGTCTGGGTACTATTATCCGCTCATCGACTACGGCAAGGTCAGCTATAACAGCAAGCAGGACTGGGACGTGAGGGCCTTCCGGCCGGCCATCTTCGTGCGCGAGGCCGTGGACAAGATCGTGACGGGGGCCGGGTACACCTGGGAGGGCGACTTCCTGGATACGCCGCTGTTCAAGCGCCTGATCGTGCCGAACAACGGGAAAGACCTTCTGAAGACCTCCAGCACGCCGCTAAACGCCTCGGTGAGCAATATCAAGACGGTCCTAACCTCCGCCGGCACGGATGTCAGCATCCTAAACTACGACAGCGCGGTATTGAACGCGATGACCGCGAACCCGAATAAAAACACGTTCACCTACACCGGGGCGACTACCATATCCGTGAACGCGACGCTGAACATCTACGGCACACTCCAGTCGTATCAAAACGTGTTCATCCGCGTACTGAAAAACTCCGTCGCCATCGCCGAGAAGGTGGAGGCTGGCATCGGGGCGATCACCCGGCCCTTTAACGTGAATCTGCCCTTCTCGACCACGCTCGCGACGAACGACATCATCCAGGTACAGTTCCAGACGACCATATCGTCGAACCCGACCTTCCTCGTCCGGGTGCAGGCGTCGACCTTCATCATCAACTCGACAACGGAACAATCCATCCCGGCCGACTACGGGGACAACATCGACATGAACGAGAACCTCCCCAGGGGGGTCTTTCAGCGGGACTTCTTCAGCTCCATCCTGAAACTGTTCAACCTCTACGTGGTGGAGGACACGACAAAATCGAAGCATCTAAAAATCATCCCGTTCATCGACTTTTACTATCTGGGCGAGGATGTGGTGCTGATTACGGACGATTTCGGCACGCTTTTCAAAGTGGACTTCGAGAACGACCTCCTGCTGGAGCCCGGCAGCCGGGATTTCCTGGACTGGACGTACAAGCTCGACCGCTCCCGGCCGATCCGCCTGCGGCCTATGTCCGAACTAAACGGCCGTTATTTCGAGTACAAGTTCAAGCAGGACAACGATTACTATAACGAACAGTACGCCAAAAAGTACAGCGAAGGGTACGGCGACCGCATCGAGGATACCGGCTACGAGTTCGCCCGTGAGAAGCAGACGGCGGAGGTCATATTTTCTAATACCGTCCTGGTGGGATACGACGGCACCGACAAGGTCATGCCCACGATCTTCAAGCTCGCCAATAATGCGGAGGACCGGACAGAGCATAACATCCGCATCATGCAGGGCAGGAGGATCGACAACGTGACGCCCTGGGCCCTCCGCGACGGGGCATCCACGATCACATCCGGCATTACCGAGTATGGGTACGGCGGACACCTCGACGACCCGGACAGTCCGCAGGTAGACATCTGTTTCGGAGCGCCTCGGGAACTCAACTTCGAGCTTACCACCGAATACCCGTCCGCCAACCTGTTTAACGGGTTCTGGTCGGACTACGTCGCGGAAATCACAGACAAGGATAGCAAGCTCCTATCGGCATTCTTCCGCTTGACGGAGGTCGACATCTTTAACCTCGACTTCTCCCGCCTCATCTATGTCGATGGCGCCCTGTGGCGTCTGAACAAGGTGGAGGACTATAACCCGCTGTCGTCGGACGTGACGAAGGTGGAGCTACTCAAGGTCATCGAATTAAGCTACGCGTAACATGGCAACGGAATCGGTAAACATAAAAGTGCAGGTCGACGCCGGGGACGGCGTGAAGAACGTGGGCAACATCCGCCGGGAGCTGAAGGAGGCCAACGCGGAACTGATCGCGGCACAGCGGGAGTTCGGGCAATACTCGAAGGAGGCCGTCGCGGCCGCAAAACGGGTGGCGGAATTAAGAGACGCCGTAGCGGACGCCCGTGAGGCGGCCGACCTGTTTGATCCGGGTAAGAAGTTCCAGGCATTCTCCGCCGTGATCAATTCGGTGGCCGGTGGGTTCGCAGCCGTGCAGGGCGCCCTCGGCCTTGTGGGCGTGGAGTCGGAAGAGGTCGAGAAGCAGCTTCTGAAGGTCCAGTCCGCGCTCGCCCTCTCGCAGGGCCTTAATGAAATCACGGACGCAGCGCCCAAGTTCGCAGGCCTCGCCGCCACCATACGGACGAAGGTAGTCACGGCATTCAGCACGCTCAAGGGCGCCATCGCCGCTACCGGCATCGGGGCGCTTGTCGTCGGCATCGGTTTGCTGATCGCGAACTTCGACGCGGTTGTCGCAAAGATTCGCCAGGTGATCCCCGGATTCGATGGATTCGTGAACGGGGTCCGCCGGGCCATCAACGCCGTGACGGACTTTATTGGCATAACCTCGGAAGCGGAGCGCCAACTGGACAAATTGGCAGACGCCAACAAGTCAAGGGCCGAACAGATCGAGCGTGAGATTAAAGTCCTATCCGCGCAGGGAAACAAAGAGGGCGAGATTTACAGCAAGCGCCGGGAACTCATCGGTAACGAGCTGGCCCTACTGAAGGAACGCGAAAAGGCGGGGCAGAAACTATCGGAAGCAGAAATGAAGCAGAAGCTCGACCTACAAGCGGATGCTACCGCGCTCGACCTGACGGAGGACAAGCGCGTCCGCGACCAGGCCGAACAAAGAGCCAAAGAATCCCGCGAGCGTGCAAAACAGGCGGCGCAGGAGGCGGGAGAGGCGGAGAAGGCCCGCCTTGAGGCAATACGGGCGCAACAGGACGCTTTTGACGCGGCGGATAAGGATAGGCTCACGAAGTCTAAACAACAGATAGACGAAGCCAACAAGATCCTGGACGACGCCCGGAAGGAACGGGAGCTGAACCGCCTCGAAGGCCGGGAGCGCGAATTGCAGGAGCTGGAGTTTCAGTACCTCGAGGAACAGCAGGCGGCCGAAGGGAACTACCTGGCCCTGCTTGCCCTGGAGGAATCGTACCTGATCCGCCGCAAGGAAATAAACGACAAGTTTGACGTCGAGTCATCGGAGACGGCGGCAAAGAACGCGCAGACATCCGTAGAACGAACCATCGCACAGCTCGCCGCCGAAACCGCCGCCAGGCAAAAGGCGGCCGACGATCAGAAGGCCATCGACGAAGCGCGGAAGATTGCGACAGAGCAGATCTACGCACAGATCGGTAGCGCCATCGGTTCGCTCTCGACCCTACTGGGCAGAAACACCGCCGCCGGCAAGGTGGCCGCCCTCGCGGAAATCGCCATCAATACCGGCGTGGGATTCGCCAATGGTCTCCGCATCGCGCAACAGTCGGCGGTTGCAACAGGTCCCGGCGCCGCCTTCGCCTTCCCGGTATTCTACGCCACGCAGGTAGCGGCCGTCCTCGCAGCTGTGGCACGGGCGAAGTCCGTCCTCCAGGGAGTGGCAGGTCCTGGTGGCGGCGGGGCATCCGCTCCGTCCGTCGGGAATACGACCGCTCCGCTCGCGCCTGCCCTACCGCTGACGCAGACGGTCACGCAGCTTCAGTCGGGAACAATCAATCAACTTCAAAGCGCGACGACACGGGCATACGTGGTCGAGTCCGACGTGACCGGGGCGCAGGAGAGGATTCGCCGATTGAACAGGGCCGCCCGGCTGGGTTAAAGCGCAGTTTAAACCGCTAAACCGGCAAAATGGAGGAATCCTCCAAAAATCCTCTACCTATACGGTTGGAGTACGGTAGCAATCCGCGGACTGCAACCCACCCAAATAGTATCTTCCCCCCGGCTTCCCCCCGTTAGGTCACCCGCTCCCTGCCATGCTAATTACGGGCATGGATAAGGAACTGCCCGTCTACGACCTAATGATAAGCGAGGACCCACTCGCAGAGGAGGAGGTCGATTTCATCGCCCTTGTGGATAAGCCCGCCATCGAGCGCAATTTCCTTGCATTCAGCGAGGATGAGACGTTCGTCGAACCCGGCCCAACCGAAACGGAGGACGAGTTCATCGGCAGGTGCATTCCGTACATGATGGACGAAGGCATGCCGCAGGACCAGGCGGCGGCGGTCTGTTACTCGAAATGGGAGGACAGGGCGAAGTTCCAGGAGTCCTATTCCGACTACCCGGACGCCGTTCGTAACAACGCCCGTGCGGCGCTCAAATGGGCAGAGGAAAACGGGTGGGGGTCATGTGGCACAGCAGTCGGTAAGCAACGGGCCAACCAGCTTGCCAATGGGGAGCCGGTGAGCCTCGAGACCATCAAGCGCATGTACAGCTTTCTATCCCGCCATAAAGTCAGCGCGGAGGCCTCGAAGGGCTACGGCGACGGGTGCGGGCAGCTCATGTACGACGCATGGGGCGGGGCCTCGGCCCTATCCTGGGCGGAGTCGAAGATAAGGCAGGCCGAACGGGCAAGGGCGGCCTTCGCCATCCAGGACGAAGAACAGCGCATCATATCCGGACCGCTCATCGTGGCAGACCGCAAGATTTACCGCCGGGATGACAAGGGCGAATACTACGTGGTTTTTCCACGTGAAACGGTGAAGGCGATAGCGATCAAATATTTCAAAAAGGGATACCAGGGCAACGTGAACCTGATGCACGACAGCGGCCAAGTGGTCGGCGGGGTGACGATGTTCGAGTCCTGGATAAAGGATTCGGAGCGCGGCATACCTGGCATGGAGGGCTTCGAGGACCTGCCCGACGGGACCTGGTTCGGCTCCTTCAAGGTCGACAACGAGGACGTGTGGGCGCGGATAAAGTCCGGCGAGGTCAAGGGGTTCAGCGTCGAGGGGGTGTTCAATTATGAGCGTTCCGGCGCCGAGAAGGAGGACGCCCTGCTCTCCGCCATCGTTCGGATCCTGGAGAAGGTCAAGTAGACACGAACCCGCTAATTAGGCGCATGGCAGGAGACTTCAGGCCCGGGACCTATAACATAAAGCTGTGGCGTGGGAATACGTGGCAGAACACCTTCAAGATCTACACCAACGGGGTCGCGGAGAACCTATCGACGGCCGAAGTCCGCATCCAGCTACGAGTGAAGCCGAACAGCCCGACCGCCGTCGTCACCCTCACGGAGGCGTCCGGCATCACGGTCGGAGGGGTGGCAAATAATGAAATCGTCGTTTCCGCGCGCATCAACATCGACCCGAAGCTGTACTACTGGGACGTCCTGGTCGTCAAGGGCGGCGTTTACAAAACCTACCTACAGGGCAAGTTTGAGGTTTACGAGGAAATAACCGAACCGGCATGAGCGTAACCGTCGACATAATCGAACAGACCGTCTCCGTCTACGACGGGGCTACGAAATACTACGGGTCATTCTACTCTACCCAGGATCAGACGAACGCGGGCGCAACGTCCGTGAACAAGGTCACGATGAACCAAACCGACCTCTCCAACGGGGTCACGGTCGTGTCGAACAGCCGAATAACTATCGCTAATCCGGGCGTGTATAACATCGCCTTCTCGGTTCAGCTGGAGAAGACCGACAGCGGCGACGATGCCGTGCAGATATGGCTGCAAAAGGGAGGCGTCAACGTAGACAATACCGCGACCGAGGTAACCATAGTGGGCAACAACGGCAAGTTCGTCGCCGCGTGGAACTTCTTCGTGCAGGCGGCCGCCGGGGACTATTATGAGCTGTGCTGGCACAGCGCGGATACCGCGGTCAGCCTCCAGGCGCAGGGCACGGCATCAAACCCGACCCGCCCTGCAATTCCTTCCGTAATCGTAACCGTAAATCAAGTATCATGAAATATCGCATCTTATTGATTCTCATTGCGTTCGGTTTGAGCGCAATGGCACAGCGAAAGCAACCCGCCTCCACGCCGACCATAAGGGTGGACACGGCCAAGACGGGCGTGGTATTTTCAGACAGTGCGAGGCCGAAGAAAAAAGGCATCGACGTGAATCCGGTCAAGGTATGGAAGGATGGCAAGACCGTGGACGGCGTCGACCTCGACGTGGACGTCGCCTATGAGGACCTGGACAAGTTGGTGCGCTTTTACTACCAGCTCAAGGATTCGGCCGGCGCACAAATCGCCAACGGTAACGTGGAGGTCAGCGGCGATGAATATGAGGATTACAAAACCAAGCCGAACCACGCTCAAAGGGCCTACCAGATCGTCCTCCGCCACCTCCGCCTTCAACAGAAACCCCAAACCGTAAACTGATACAACATGCAGCAGTTCAGCAAGTTCTTCGCCATCAACGGCCGCGACCTGGTCAAAGGCGTAATCGTCGCCGTCCTCACGGTGGTGGTGACGGCTCTCGCCACCAGCCTTGAAGCCGGAAGCCTACCGACCCTCGACCAATGGAAACAGATCGGGATGATGGCCGCCGCCGCCGGCATATCCTACTTTCTCAAAAACTTCTTGACCAACAGCGAGGACAAGTTCCTTTCCACCGAACCGAAGGCGGAAGAGCCGGAGGCCTAAATGGTACATTCCACAAAAACGCACTAAATACCCGCAAGATGACGCCCAAAGAAGCACTCGATAAGATTCGTCAGCTGTTCGCCGACCCGTCCGTCGCAGCTCCCGCCACCGAACCGGCTCCCGCCGTCATGGAGGCGAAAGAGTACGTCCTCGAAGGGGGCGCGAAGGTCCTGGTCTCCGAACTCGAACCCGGCGGCATGGTGTCGCTGGTGGACGACCAGGGCGCGACCTCTCCCGCTCCGGCCGGTGAGCATAAGCTCGTCGACGGCACAGTAATTACCGTGAACGAGGCCGGCACGATCACCGCCGTCATGATGCCGGAAGCGCCGGTCATGCCGGAGGATGAGCTGGCCAAGAAGCTCGATGAGAAAATGGCCGCCATCCGCGAGGATGTGCAGAAGGAAAACGACGCCATCCGTCAGCTGATCGAGAACCTCGCCAAACACGATGAGTTCAAGGCCACCGTCGAAGGCATCAACGCGAAGCTGCAAGGTCTCGCTGACGCCGTGACCGCCCTGCTCGACACCCCGTCCGCTGATCCGATCCAGGAGCCGAAAGACAAGTTCGAGAAGACAGAAAAGAAAAATGAGCGCTTGCAGGCCGTTGCCGACATGCTCACGAAACTGAAATCCAAAGCATAACAACCCCTAAAATTCAATAAACATGGGATTCTCCCTCGGTACATTGACCCCCTACGTGGAGCAGAATGAGCAGCTCCTGGTCGCCAGCTCCGTTCTGGGCGCCAAAACCCAGCAGCTCATCCAGGCCGGCGGCACCATCATGGCCCGCGTGAAGTCGAAGGAGACCATCAACGTGATGTACACCGACGCCATCTTCCAGGCCGGCGGTACCTGCGGATTCCTCACCTCCGGCACCACATCGATCACCCAGCGCGAAGTCGAGGTCGGCAAGTTCAAAGTGAACGAGGCCATCTGCCCGAAGGACCTCGAAGCCTACTACACCCAAAAGGCCCTCGCCGCCGGAAGCCGTTACGACACGATGGCCTTCGCCGAAGAGTACACCGCCCGGAAGGCCGCGAAGATCGCCGCCCAGCTCGAGACCGCGCTGTGGCAGGGTGACAAGACCAGCGTGAACGTGAACCTCAACAAGTTCGACGGTCTGATCGAGCTGATCAAGGATGCCGGCGTAACCGTCATCAACGCCAACTCCATCGCCTTCCACGGTTCGGTTGAGACCGACATCACCAACTCCAACGTGGTCGCAATCTTCGATTCGATCTACAAAGCCATCCCGGCCGAGATCGTCGACAAGGATGACACAAAGATTTTCTGCGGCATGGACGTCTTCAGGACGCTGACCGTGAAGATCAAAAACGACGATCTGTTCCACTACCAGGTTGTGGCCGCTCCGAACACGTCCTTCTTCCTTCCTGGAACCCAGATCGAGGTCGTAGGAACCCCCGGACTGAACGGAACCAAGAAGGTGTACGCGATGCGCGTGTCGAACCTCTACCTCGGTACCGACATCCTCGATGAGGATCAGAACCGCTGGGAGCTGTTCTTCGCCCGCGAGGCCGACCAGGTGCGCTTCGTGTCCGAGTTCAAGCTGGGCATCAACTTCGCCTTCCCCCAGGAGATCGTGAAGTTCGAGGTATAATTCCATCTAACCGGGGAGGGGCTACGGCCTCTCCCCACAACCATACAAGCAATGAGCTGCGCCCTAACACAAGGATATACCTTCGATTGTAAGGACAACATCGGCGGCCTTAAAAGCGTATGGTTCATCGGATGGAATGACGTCTCCAGCGTGACCGAATCATCCGGAACCATAACCGCGATCACGAAGGCATCCGGCAAGGTCTTCTATAAGTACCAGCTGGTCCGCAACACGTCGAGCTTCACGGAGAACATCGCCGGGTCGATCGAGAACGGCACCGTGGTCTACAACCAGGAGCTTCTGATCGTCATCAACAAGATGCAGGTCAGCATGCGGAACGAAATCCTGCTCCTGGCGAAGAACAACATGATGGCCGTCGTCGAAGATCAGAACGGCCGTTACTGGCTGGCCGGTCGCTACAACGGCCTCGACCTGCTTTCGGGCAGCGCCTCCACCGGCCTCGCCCAAGCGGACCGGAACGGTTATTCGCTCACCTTCTCCGGTGGCGAAAAGGAAATGGCTCCGGCCGTACAGGCCTCCGTCATCGCGACGCTGACCGCCTAAACCGATACTTTGCTTCATAGACATCGGGCCGCCCTTTCCAGGGTGGCCCTTCTTATTTGCACAATGGCGGACTTCCGCTAATTATCCGCAATGGTGAACCTCACGACCGGGACCGTTGCGACCGTCTATTTTACGCTGACCGAAAAGCAGACGTTAGGTTCGCCTAACTACCTGTTCCTGTTCACCCAGCGCACGACTAACCGGGAGGTGGCTTTCGTGAAGCTCAACGCGGCCGACACGTCACCCGCAAAGGAACGGTACAACCGCTTCACCTTCGACGTGGACCAGCTCTTTTGCGGGTTCATCGGCGAATACCACTACGAGATCCGGGAGCAGGCCAGCACGTCCAACCTCGACCCGGCGCAATCCGGCAAGGTGCTGGAGACGGGGATGATGCGACTAAACGAACCGGCGGAGGACGCCTACGCCTTCACGACATACGAGACCGATAACATATTCGTGACAAGATGACCGACAACACCGTCATAATACGCTTTGCGGAGGCGAGGCAACCCGAATACCGCGAGCGAAAGGGGCAGGGTTACATCGAGTTCGGAGACCGGAACGACTATCCGGAATACCTTCTCGACCTCTTCAATAAATCGGCGAAGCATAACGCCATCGTCAAGGGCAAGGTGAATTATATCACCGGCAACGGATGGAAGGCGGCGGAAGGCGACCTTGTCGCCGATGCGTTCATCCGCCAGCCCAACCCCTACGAGACACTCGCGGAGCTGACCCGGAAGGTGAGCCTCGACATCGAGATTTTCGGCGGCGCCTACCTGGAGGTGATATGGTCGCAGGCCGGGGGCAACCTTGTCAGCGTGACGCATGTGGACTACACGAAGATCCGGTCGACCTCCGACAACACGTCATTCTTTTACAAAAAAGACTGGACAGACCGCCGTGGTGAGGTGACTACCGTCCCGGCATTCAACACGTCCGTGAGGCAGGGCCGTCAGATCCTGTACATCAAAGAATACCGGCCGGGCCTCGACGCATACGCCCTGCCCGGATACCTCGGCTCCCTGAACTACATCGAGTCCGACATCGAAGTTTCGAAACACGTCCTGGGGAACGCACAGACCGGATTCAGCGCGTCGAAGCTTATCACGCTACCCAACGGAGAACCCTCGCCCGACGAAAAACGCATCATCGACAACCGCTTCCGGGATAACTTCAGCGGAGCGGATGGTAAAAAGTTCATGCTCTCATTCGTCACAGATGCCGCACGGAAGCCTATCGTCGAGGACCTGGGAGCCTCCGACCTTACGAAAGAGGATTTCGGCCGGGTGGATTCGATGATCCAGCAGAACATCTTCGCCGGCCACCAGCTCACCTCCCCCGCCTTGTTCGGCATCGCAGAACCGGGGAAGCTGGGGACACGGAGCGAGCTGCGGGATGCCTATGAGATCTTTAAAAACACATACGTCTCCGACAAGCAGCAGCACCTCGAGCAGGTGTTCAATCGCCTTGCGGAAATCAAGGGCGCACAGGAGCCTATCACCATCATCCCGGTCGAGCCTATCACCTTCGAGCTGTCGGAGACATCCATCGTGGCCGTAGCGCCCAGGGAGTGGATCCTGGAAAAGGCGGGCATCGATGAGTCGAAATATGCACCCTCGGTTGTGCAGCCGGGTCAAGCTCCTGCACAGCCGGAGGCGCCTTCCGTGAATGAGAACCTGAAGAACCTTACCGGCCGCCAATGGCAGCAGGTGATGAGGATCGTCCGCCAGTACGGCCAGGGCAAGATTACGCGGGAAATCGCCGTGACGATGCTCCGGTCCGGCCTGGCGATGGGTGACGACGACATCGCCGCGATGCTGGGAGAGGTCGGGGAATTTTCCGCCGACATGACGGAGGACGACGTGGTCGCGGTGTTCGGGGAGTACGGCGAGGCCCGAGAGATGTTCGAGGTCATCGAGAACCGCCGCCTGCGATTCGCGGACGTGGAGGATGAGACCGACAAGGGCATTCTGGGCATCCTCCAACGGCAACCGCTAACGCCCGCCGCCGACGTGGCGAAGGCCCTGCGTATAGGCGTCACAGAGGCCGAAAGGCGCATCGCGGCGCTTATCGAGCGCAAGGTATTGGTCGTGTCGGAAAAGGGCGAAATAAAGCCATCCAGGCCCGTCTCCGAGCTTGTTGACGAACCGTCCAAGCTCCGGTATGAAATCCGGTATTCCTACGAATGGAAACCGGAGGTTCCGGCCGGCGAAAGGGACACGGCGGCGCATCCTTCCCGGCCGTTTTGCAAAAAGTTGATGAGCCTGGATCGTTTTTGGACCCGCCGCGAAATCGAGAGTATTTCCCTTCGCCTCGGATACTCCGTCTTCGACCGTGGGGGCGGATGGTGGGGCCAGGGGGCTGGGCAGCCGGCATCGCCGTCATGCCGTCATGAATGGAGGTCGAACGTTTTAATCAGAAGGAAATGAGCCGCAAGATACTACTGATAACGCCGCAGACTATCAAGGAACGCACCGGCCTTCACGCCAACGTCGACGAGAAGCTGGTGAACCCGGAAATCATGACCGCCCAGGACATGTTCATCCACCCGGCCCTCGGCACGGCCCTGTACAATCGGATCCTGGACGGCGTGGAAAATAACAACCTCACGGACACCGAGCAGGACCTCATCGACACGTACATCACGCCGACGCTGGTGTACTACGTCGTCTCCGAACTTCCGATGGGCCTCGGCTTCCAGTTCTACAACAAGGGCGTGGTCCGCAAGACCGGAACCGATCAGGTGGAGCCGTCCATGCAGGACCTCATCGACGTGGCCAACCGTTACAAGGCGCGGGCGGAGTTCTATAAGAATCGCCTGATAAAGTATGTCAAGGAAACGGCGTCGAAGGGCGTCCACTTCCGCGAGTACATCAACCCGGGGACCGGCCTCGATACGATCCATCCGGAGTCCGACGCATACACCATATCAGTATGGCTGGGTCCGGATTGTGGATGCGGCGGCAAGGATAAGCGGAGGTTCGAGGATAAGTACCAGGGCGACAGCTTCCGGTGCTGCGACGAATAACCTATGACAGGAAACCGAAAATACAGCAACCGAAATCAGGAGAAGCTCCGTGCGTACCTGAAAAAAATTGAGGATGACGCTAAACGAACTCATCGCGCAGATACAAAAGATAGGGGACGACCACAAGGTCATCGCGACGACGTACAACGGCGTGGCGATCGACCTGCTAAGTGACCAGGAGGTCACCTACCCGGCGTTCACGTTCGACATCTCGATCGGGCGCATATCCGGGCCGTCCCTCACGTGGGACGTGAACATGTTCTTCTTCGACCGGCTCCAGCAAGGCGGGATGAACGAGCGGGAGGTGCAGAGCGACCAGGTACAGATCGCCCAGGACGTCCTCGCCTCTCTGCGGTATCCCGGAAACGGGTTCACGGTCGGAGACAACTTCGCCGTGAACCTGTTCACGGAATCGACGCCGGAGCTGCTGGCCGGTTGCAGCATGACGCTGTCCATCGAGCTACCGGCACCATCCGACCGCTGCGTCATACCGTCGGACTATCAATATGAGGATTCCTAATTACGACCAATGGCCAACAAGCGGATAAATCAACTTGACGACAGGGTCCCGGTGGGGACGGACCTAATCCTGGTCGGCGACCCGGTCTCCGGTTATTCGTACAAGACGACGGTCGCCTCGCTGGTCACATCCGCCGCAACATCGGTGCAGGTATACTTCAAACCGGGCGATGTGGGCTATCCCGCCATCGGGGCATCCACCTACACTAACGCAGGGTTCGCAGGGGCGGACATCATGCTCGTCTTCCGCAACGGCCTGCCACAATTCAACTCCGACCCCGGAGACGGGGATACCTATTTCACATTCTCCGGGACTACCGTGACCTTTTCCGCTGCGTTAGGGGCGGGAGAGAAAATCATAATCGTAAGCGTCAAACTGACATAATATGAGGCGTATTCTTTCCATTCTGTTCACGCTCGCATCCTTCACCTCCGTTGCCCAGACAGTTCAGACCATTGGCGCACCGGGGACGCGGGTGGTCTCCCGTGGGGATTTCATATCGGACTCCATCTTCTATCTTCCTCGCACACAGGTGACATCCCGTTCTCCGTTCCAAAGCGGTGCGCTGCGCTATCAATCGTCCGACTCATCGGTGTACCAATGGACGGGAACCCAATGGATAAGGGTTAGAGGCGGCAACCCGGACTCGCTTATTTTCTCCACCCGCGCATGGAGACAAAAAGGTCTTGACTCTCTCGCTGCCCTTGAATTGTCATTAGCAGACACCGCCACCATGCTCTCCCCCTACGTCCGTGCAGCGGGTTTCGGGTTGACGAAAAGCGGACAGTCCCTGCTTGTT